TCTACCTTTTAATGCTATTATCTATGCACAATCTTTTAAAGGACTAAATGTTGAATGGTGGTTCGAAGGACAAGGTTGTGATAACTCTGCAATAGGATGCTCAGGTGCATGGGAACCTATCTTAAATTAAAACTTGACAATAGGGTCAACTTTTTTATATACTATAAACATGACAAATCAACTTAGAAACCAAAAAGACACTCTTGCGAAATTGATGGCGACTGAAGATATCACCATCATTCATAAGAAGATACCAACTGCATACTTTGATGTAAAGAACAGGATTCTTGCCTGTCCTATTTTCAAAGATGAGATTTCATCTGAACTTTATGACTTGTTCATGGGTCATGAAGTCGGACATGCATTATACACACCTGAAGAAGGATTGCACTCTGCTTTATCTGAGAACGCAACTCTTAAAGGATATCTCAACGTTGTTGAAGATGTCAGAATCGAATCAGGTATCAAAAACAAATATCAAGGTCTAAGAAAATCATTCTTTACTGCTTACAAAGAATTGATGGACATGGACTTTTTCCAACTTAAGGGTAAAGACTTAAATACACTTTCACTAATTGATAGAATCAATCTTACAACTAAGGTTGGTGCTTCTCTTGGTATTCAGTTCTCTGATGAAGAACAAGTTTTACTGGACAAGTGTTACGGGTGTAAAACTTGGGAAGACGTAGTTGCAGTTGCAAAAGAAATCTACGAATGGTCTAAAGAAAACGAAACTAGAACTGAAGACGATGAGGCAATTGTTCCTCAAATGTTTGACATCGGTGACGATGAAGAGAACGAAGACGGAGACGAGTCAGAAGAGTTTGACATGGGTGAGTCTGAAGAAAAGTCAGACGACTTCGACAATGAAGACAGTCTTCCTGATTTAGACATGGACGGTGGCGACGATGCTGAAGACAAGGGTAAAGAAGAACAAGAAGGTGACGTTGACGAATCAGAAAACAAAAAAGAAACTGGTGGTAAAGGTGCTGGTGGTGGTTATGATTCTGATGACGGTGCAAGAGAATCACTTACTGAACACTATGCACATAACAACGAAGGTCAATTCCTTTCTGATAAGAATATAATTATTTCAAACATTGACCTTACCAAAAGATTTACAAAAGATGCATTCAAAGATATAGTTGTTGGTTACAAAAAAGTAATCAAGGACTGGACACCTGAGTATGATAAAGAACCTGATGCTATGAAGTTGGGTAATCTAACTGGTAAAAAGTTAGTTAACAAAAACAAAAAACTTGTTGCTCACATGGCAAACGAATTCAACAGAAAACAAACTGCTCAAAGAAGTGTTCATGCTTACACTGGTAAGACTGGTAAGTTGGATATGAACAGACTTGCGAAGTATCAGATTGTTGATGATGTTTTCAAAAGAGCAACTTACTTACCTGATGGTAAAAACCACGGTGTTACTGTTTTACTTGACTGGAGTGGTTCTATCTCTTCTGCAGTCAGAGACCTTTTAGAACAGTCTCTAATCCTTGCAGAGTTCTGTAGAAAAGTAAACATTCCTTATAGAGTGTATCTCTTCTCAGATTCTTATAGAGGTGGTGATTACTGGAACAGAAGTGATGAGTCATTCTTAATTGAGATTCTCTCTAATGAAATGAATAACAGAGACAATAACAGAATGCTTGATATCATCGGTGCTCTTTGGAATCAGTATTACAAAGATTGTCCATGGAGAAGTGCTGATAAATGGATAGGTGAATACAACGAATGGTTCGAGACTTCATATACTGAAATGGAAAACTGGGAAGCACAACAATCTATCAAGATTTACAAAGATGGTTACAGACTTGGTGGAACACCTCTTGACCAATCTCTAGTTTATCTGAGAAAACTTCTACCTGAGTTCAACAAAACATATGGTTTAGAGAAATCAATTCTAACTGTTATCACTGATGGTTACTCTCATAGGTCTCATCTTCTTGACAGAAATGATGAAGAAGATGCAGATGTCAGAGAACAGCAAGGTGATGACTGGAGAGCAGAGATTCAAACAAACATCATAGACCCTTACAACAAAAAGGTTTATGCTCTTACACCACCTTCTAGATATTACAGTAGTAGTGAGTTCGAGAGAACTCAGAACCTTCTAGAGTGGTTGAGTGACACTACAGGTGTTACTGTTACTGGATACTTTGCACTTGAGAGAAAAAGTGACATGAGAACTTTGTTTGGGTTCTTACCTAGCAACTTCCCATCATATGGGGACTTCTCTGCAGAGTGGAGACAAATTGGTAAAGAAGGAATGGTAATTGAGTGTAAAGGGTATAACAAACTCTTCATCACTAAACTATCTTCACTCGGAACCGATGGTGTAGACGAACTGGATGATGACTTGGTTGATGCGAAGAAGACTAGAATTATGTCTGCTTTCAAAAAGAACCAAAAGTCAAAAACCACTTCAAGATTTTTAACTAATGAATTTATTAAGGAGATAGCATAATGCAAATAATGAATAAAGAAGAGTATAGCACATTCACTGAGAAGGTGGATGTATCATCAATGAAGGGTGTTTCAGTTCCCTATTCAGTTGAATATGGTGGGACTGTAGGTGAACCTACTTTTACAGTAACCCTTTTAAATGAAAACCAAGATTTAGAATCAATAATGGGAGAAGTGTAATGAGAACATATCAAGTAGACCCTGCTTACTATGATTCGACACCTAGTTTCTCTGCTCTTGCAGATGCAATTATGGATGTCGGGCCATCACCTTGTATGAAGTTTGATTGCGAAAGAAAATCGAAGTGTGCAGAAGAAGGTGTAGAGTGTAAAGCATTTAGATATTGGGTGAACAACGGTTCGTTGACAACGATGAGAAAAGTCAACGGTGTAAAAACTGAAGTATCAATCGATAGTGATTGTCAAAGAATTTTAAGAATTATTGAATAAAGACTTGACAATGACCTTCACTTTTTTATATACTAATAACTGATGAGAAAATTAACTTTTATAGGAGACTAAAATATGGATAAAAGAAGTTATGACAGAAGTGAGTCCATCGTCATTGACGGTAAGGACTTTCACTACACTCCTGATAGGAAGGAGTTCTTGGAGACGTTGACAAAAGCGTATCCTAACAAAACCGAGTTTACGAAGGAAGACTTCGATAACATCGGTCATATGCCTTACTGGGTAAAATCTGCAAGGTATAATTTCAAAAACAATGGAGTCTTTAATTTGACTGCTGTTGTTAGTGGTTATAATGGTGGGTATGAACCTGAGAATGTGGTTCCAATTACTGCACCAATTCCTGCTGTTCAAACAACTCAGAACATGCCTGTTGCGGCAAAGACTGAGACTGTTGTGAATGTCATGGAAGATAATGTCAAAATCATTCCTGAGAAGATGTCGAACTATGTTCCTTTTGGACACTTCAAAGATGTTAAGAACATTATCAAATCTAAAATTTTCTTTCCAGTATTCGTTACTGGTCTGAGTGGTAATGGTAAAACTCTTATGATTGAACAAGTTTGTGCTCAATTGAAGAGAGAACTTTACAGAGTCAATATCACCATCGAGACTGATGAAGATGATTTGATGGGTGGTCACACTCTAGTCAATGGTAACATTGTTTACAGAGAAGGCCCAGTGGTCAAAGCAATGAGAAAAGGTGCTGTCCTTCTTCTCGATGAAGTCGACTTGGGTTCTAACAAACTTATGTGTTTACAATCAGTTCTTGAAGGTAAAGGATACCTAATCAAGAAAACTGGTGAGTGGGTGTCACCTAAAGAAGGTTTCACTATTCTTGCGACTGCAAACACTAAAGGTCAAGGTTCAGAAGATGGAAAGTTCATAGGAACTCAAATCATGAACGAGGCGATGTTAGAGAGATTTGCGATTACTATGCAACAAGAATATCCACCAGTGACAACTGAGAGAAAAATTCTTGAAAAAGAAATGGCATTGACTGGTGAAGTCGATAAAGAGTTCACAACCAAACTGGTTGACTGGGCAGACATCATCAGAAAAACTTTCTACGAAGGTGCGATTGACGATGTCATTACGACTAGAAGACTTGTTCACATTGTGAATGCATACAAAATGTTTGGTGACAAACTCAAGTCCATCACAATGTGTATTTCAAGGTTCGATGAAGAAACTAGAAATGCAGTTCTAGACCTCTATTCTAAGATAGATGCTGGGGTTGATTTAAATGCAGAAAACCCTGTTGACGAAACAGAGTCTTCAGAGTATAATGATTAATATGTTTGGTAAAAAGAAAACAAGTATTGATTACAAGTATAACGAGGGTGAACTCTTAAAGGAGTTCGCCAGTTATATTGACAAGACTTACGACCAACATTATAGTTTAAACAAATACCAGTCTACTGAGTTTATAATCGATAGTGGACATGGTGAGGGTTTTTGTATCGGGAACATATTGAAGTATGCACAACGATACGGTAAAAAAGGTGGTAAGAATAGAGCAGACCTTCTAAAGGTTTTACATTATGGTCTATTCATGCTTCATGTTCACGATAAACAGGAGACTAAAAAGTGATGAAAATAAGTGATAATACAAGGGACGTTCTAAAGAACTTCTCAACAATTAACTCGGGAATCAGAGTTAAAACTGGAAACAAATTGGAAACGATTTCCAATATGAAAAACATTCTTGCAGTTGCAACTGTATCTGAGGAATTTCCTCAAGATTTCAGTATCTACAATCTGCCTGAATTCTTAGGTGCGACTTCTTTATTAGAAGACCCCGACTTTCAATTCAACGATACATCGTTGTCTATTACCGATAGTAATTCTGCAATGAACTATTTCTTTGCAAGTGAAGGTATGGTTGTTGCACCCGATAAAATGATTACAATGCCGAATGCAGAAATTACATTCGACTTATCATCTACACTACTTAATGACCTCAACAAGGCTGCAAGTGTTCTAGGTGTAAATGATTTAGTTCTTAAATCAGATGGTTCTACTATCACACTCGAAGTGACTGATAAGAAGAACACAACTTCTAATACATTCTCAAGGATTGTAGGTGAAGGTGACGGTAATGTCTATAACATGAACTTCAAGATTGAGAACCTTAAAGTTCTAGACGGAAACTATACAGTGTCAGTATCAAGTAAAGGTATCTCTCATTTCAATAATAAAGATATCGACCTTGAATACTTTATTGCATTGGAGCCAGACTCAAAGTATGGTGTTTAAACTAAATACGTTTAGTGTGAATATTGTGCCAGTCTCTGCAATATACACGGGAGTTATCCTAACTCATCATAGGGTGGATAACACTGTAAACTCGGTGGGGGGTTTACTCTCATGAATCAAGAATTTCTATACGTAGAAAAGTATCGTCCTCAAACTATTGAGGACACGATTCTTCCTCAAAGACTTAAAGACACATTTAAAGAATTCGTAAAACAAAATGAGATTCCTAATCTCATGTTATGTGGTTCTGCTGGTATCGGTAAAACAACAGTTGCAAAAGCACTATGTAATGAACTAGGTGCAGACTTTATCGTTATCAATGGTTCGGATGAAGGAAGATTGATTGATACACTTAGAACCAAAATCAAAAACTTTGCATCAACAGTTTCACTCGGTGGTGGGCCGAAGGTTGTAATCCTTGACGAAGCAGATTATATTTCTGCAGACTCAGTTCAACCTGCTTTGAGAAACTTCATTGAAGAGTTCTCATCTAATTGTAGATTCATATTCACTTGTAATTACAAGAATAGAATCATTCCACCACTACATTCAAGAACAACAGTCATTGACTTCACAATGACACCAAAGGACAAACAGACACTTGCTGCACAATTCCACAAAAGACTTTGTGAGATTTGCACGGATGAGGGAATCAAATATGACGACCAAGTGTTGGTTGAACTTATTCTTAAGTTCTTTCCCGACTTCAGACGTTGTCTAAATGAAGTCCAACGTTATGGTGTCGGTGGTGAGATAGATACTGGTCTACTTGCAACACTTAGTGAAGAGAAACTTACACCGTTGATTGATATGATACAAGACAAGAACTGGAGTGGCATGAGAAAATGGGTTGGACAAAACTCCGACAATGACTTCAACACTCTATACAGAAAAGTGTTTGATGCATTGGAGAAAAGATTGGAACCTAGTTCTATTCCAGCATCAGTTCTTATTATTGCAGATTTTCAATACAAGTCTGCTTTTGCAATGGACAGTGAGATTAACTTTGTTGCATGTCTCACTGAAATAATGACGGAGTGTAAATTCAAATGAGTATATCAGAAGAAATGAAATACCAGTTACAAATTATTGTTGATGCTGGTGAAATAGTTAAAGCATTAATAGACGAGGGTCATGAAGATATCGCAATCTTTGACGAACCTCTTACCGATATCCTAGGTGCAACTAACGAAGTCTTACAAGAGATTGATGGAG